CTACGTATATTTAGACACGGAGGAGCGTCGTAGATTTGTTGCGAACACGCACGAATACCTGATAGAGCAGGTTCAATATACTCCGAAGGTGTCCATTCCCGAGGCTGTGAATATACACAATGTTCGCCTGGAATTCAATCACCCTCTCCGAGAGCTCATTTGGGTGCTTCAAAGGGATGTGATGGAAACTACGCATGAATGGTTTAACTTCGGCTCTACATCCGCCTTCGAAGCCGGTATTTCAAGAGATATCCTACAGGATGCCACGCTACAAGTGGACGGCTACGACCGATTTGATACGAGGGACTCCGGCTATTTCCGCCTGGTTCAGCCCTATCAATATCATACGAGTACGGATGTAAAGAAGTTCATTTACGTCTACAGTTTCTCTCTCCGGCCAGAGGAAATGCAGCCGAGCGGTTCATTGAACGCGAGCCGAATCGATAATATGAATCTGCTGGTCAACCTTCGTCCGGATTCCAATGAGCCTCAGACACTCACTATACCTGTTCTTGACCCGAACGGGGCGCCTGTTCTGATCAACGGTGTTGCCGCTACACAGACGATTGCGAATCCCGCGTATGTGCCAAATCGCGGTAAGTCGCATATCGTGGTATACGCGAAAAACCACAATGTGCTGCGTGTAGTGAATGGATTCGCGGGACTTCTCTTCAAGATTTAGGTCGTAGTTCTGAGTAGCGATGGCGACGAATATACTCGGTTCTTTTACATCAAAACTCGGGGCACCGGCGGCAGCACCGGGCGCAGCCGGTGCTAAAAGTGGTGTTACATCATGGACGATACACCCCTGGCAGTGGCATATACTCTTAACAGGTATCGCACCATTTATGCTAATAATACCGTTTTTACCTACTTCGATTCAATCGATACTTGTATGTATATTTGTCATTCCGCATACATGGGGTGTAAATGGCGTTAATCTTGTGGCATCCAACTCGAGTTTTTGGGCACTAGGAAAGGCCGCGTTTAACATGATGTGTATTGGCCTATACGACATTATGGCCATTTATTTCGCTGGCCAATGGTGGCTCCCCGCTTTAAAGGCCCTTTTACGCTACGCGAACCCGTGGCATGTATTTGATATGATACAAGTGTTCCATCCGAAGTTCAAAGATATTGGCTATAAGATTCCGTTCTTAAACAAGCGGGCGAACACGAATAAAGAGAAGGGGGCGAAACTAGTTACGGGTGATATAGGCTATATACAAAGGGGTTCTTCTGGAGCTGACACGATAACATACGGTAGTTTCTATAAGGCGGCTGGTGCGGCGGCAGTATTCTTACTTCCAGCGCTGTATACTTTGTTTGATAACTTACCTCCTGAGCTGAAAGGCAAAGTTCAACCTGTACTAGATTCGGTCGTATCCGTCGGGGGTATTATTACAGCCGTTGCTGGTGGGGGTGTTGGAACATTCGTATTGTTACCTCAGTTGGCCACCGGTCTTCAGGGGAACTTCGCAAAACTGATGGCAGGTGGATCAGAAGAAGGGGAAGCTACTGCAGGAGCTACTGCAGGGGCTAATGCGGAGGCTTCTACACAACTAGGCGGAGGAGATGTTCCTAGCGTAGAAGAGCTTGCCAACTCCCTTCTGAAAAACAAATCTACGGCGCAAGGTGGCGGGGCATCCATAGACACCGAAAGTGCCACGTTTATGGGCCTACTGGGCATTACGATTCTCGGTGGAATAAGTGTCGCGGTCCTCCGCAGAAAACGACTTTCGGCCGCTACACTATAATGAAGCTACTCATCTCTCAAATCGACTTTGAGAAGCTGATTGGCCTACAAGAGCCCGATGCGGGTGAGGTGATTCCCGAGTGCTCCGTGATTTATTTCACGGCAAGCTGGTGCGGGGCATGCCGTCGCTTGGACCTGGACGCCATTCAGGCTGCCGCTCCTACGGTAAACTGGCTGAAATGCGACGTGGATTCCAATAACTATACGGCGGGCTACTGCGGCGTTCGCTCTATCCCTGCTTTCTTAGTGGTGGTCAATAAGAAGATTGTGGACATGCTCGGCTCCAGTGACACGCAAAAGGTGATTGCCTGGCTGAAGGAAAAGACAGTGGCTAAGTAGATGCGCTTATTGAAACAGCCGTTTACACTTGTGGGAGCGGCGGCAGTCATCTTTTTCATAAGTGCCTATCACAACGATTTGAAGAGTATGTGGGGCAAGTGATGTGCTTGGATTAAACACTCCGAATGGGGTGTTTAATCTTTGCCAACATCACTACTTTAACAAGTGACGCGGAAGCATTGCTCTAAAATCCGAGATACAACTAAGAAGGCGGGAATGGACACAGAATCGTATGATGTCATCATCATAGGCTCCGGTGTCGCAGGGTTATATTGTGCCGTGGAGTTGCTCCGGAAAAAGCGGCAGCGAGTCCTAGTGCTGGAAAAGTATAAGGAAATCGGTGGACGTGCCTATACGTATAAGCGTGAAATAGACGGAAAGAAGTTACAATGGGAGGCGGGCGGAGCCAGAATCTCTGAGCATCATACTCGTATTCGGGAGCTCATGCGACGCTATAAACTGAAATGGGTTCCAATCAAGGGGGAAGCCACCTATATAGAAGGATTCGGGGCCAAGCCAGAGCCAGATTTTTTCGACCGCGGCGTTCCCATATTTCTGGAGCCACTTCTTTCTCTGCCCCCCGAGCAACTTGCCACACATACGATTCGTCAACTTGTCACGGCCATCCACGGCCCTGCGAAGGCAGAAGAATACCTATTACGTTTCCCTTATCGCGCAGAAATCGATACGATGCGCGCAGACCTTGCCCTACAACTCTGTACACACGAGTTCCGGAGAAAAGAGGGATACGGTCTATGTGGCGAGGGAGTTTCCGCCATTATTGATGGACTTCGCAAGGAAATGGAGAAGAAGGGGGGCAAACTGCTGACGGAGCACAGTTGTCTGAAAGTGGAGCAGGCTACGCGCCGAGGACCCGTAAAAGTCACTTGTAAACACGATTCAGAGCCGGTGACATTTGAAGCGAAACACTGTGTTCTGGCCGTTCCGGTGGATTCTCTAAAGGAGATTACTCCCTTTCAAAAATGGGAAGGGACGAAACATCTCGCCGCAAAACCCCTACTGCGATTCTACGGGGTTTTCCCGGACTCGGGGTGGGCGAAGGAGCGTGTTGTCACTGCCGGCCGAATACGTTATATCATTCCGGGCGACCCGGCTGTGGGCTCTGTACAAATGTCCTATACAGATTCCCAAGACGCGGTGGCCTGGAAAGAGAAACTCGACCAAGTCGGTGAGAAGGCGGTCAGCGAAGAAATACTCGGAGATTTGCGGCGACTCATAGGGCCGTCTATACCGCCCCCGACCTTCGTCAAAGCCCACTATTGGGATGACGGGGCGACTTACTGGCTTCCTGGAAAGTATGATCCGGCAGAAAAGAGCCAAGAAGCCTATCACCCCTTTGAAGATATGCCGGGTGTACACCTATGCGGCGAGTCATTCTCTTTGCGGCAAGGATGGATGGAAGGGGCGGTGGAGCATGCGGCGCGACTTGCCCGCCTTTTAGCCTAACATAACATCAGATGGACGCCTTCTTTCTGATTGTCGTATTACATATCACAGTCATTGTGCCCTTTCTGCTTTGGGTCGGATTCAATCGGGCAGCCACGCCCGAGTGGATGTATAGCGTGCTGTTTGGCGCTGGCATTCTAGTTCTCGTATATCACATCTACAAAGGTATTTCTCGCCTAATCGCCGCCTCTCCCCTCGCGTGGGTGAATCTGATACACGTTCTTATCGTCGCGCCGCTGCTCATATGGATTGGCTACTACGCAAAAAGAACAGAGCGTCCTGCGTATGATATGCTTCTATTAGCAGCCTTCGGCGCACTTGGCTATCATCTCTACAAACTCGTGGTCCTATCACAGACATTTGTGAAATCACACGAGTTATGATAATAACGCCAACTGTGTTTGCCTCTCTTCACTCAGTGTAATACACCCTGTGGAGAGATGATATAGTAGAGCCGTGCTGCTGTTACAGACTTTCGCACATGTCGGACACGTGCTATCCTTTATAGCAAGTTTCTCAACATCTTCGGCGCAATGTTTGCGCATAAAGTGAATGATGCGATTCGATTTCGTCTGTGTCTTATACGGGCAACAGGGACATTTGAGGGCGGCCGCCTCTTCTTTGGAGTGTTTCGCGGCAATATGTACGGCAAGTGTCTGTGAATGTAGGAACTCCTTCTTACATGTGGGGCACTCAAAAGGGAGATGGCCTTCATGCTTCTTGAGATGATAGTGCATCGTATTCTGATTCTTCTTCGTCGCCTGACAAACAGGACACACATATTCCCCCGCCGCGTTCTTTGTGTATGTGTACGTCATTTTGCCTACCTGCCCAGGGTGCCGGGCGCGGCTTCAATTTTTCCAAGGCCGCAGGCTATCACCACCGCTTGTCGCAATGGCTATTGTGCCCTCCGCAGCAATACTCCTCCTTTGAAAAGCCGGCCTCTTTGGAGCAACAACTGGCATCATGATTCTCTTTTGCGCCCGGCGCCTTTGCCCCCGTGGCCGGGTCATAATACAGTGAACAGAATTTCTTACCACATTCCCAGCACCAAGAGCGGCCACATCCGCCCCCTACATGAAAGGTCCCCTTCGTTTCAAGCCCGCATGCGAATATATAGTTACACGCCGCATCTTTCAGAAACCAGCGTTGACACCATGGACACTGTTTCGCATCATCGGACCCGGGCATTCCCCTATAGGCGTAAAGAGCGGCCAATGTTTAAATATAATGGTCCTCATACTTACTTTGGCGATTGGCGAAGATTTCCGTAAATCTCTGGAGCCTGCTCTACGCTCCAAAAGGGAATATGCGCAACGGCACGGATACAAGTATGTACAGGGCGGCGAAGAGTTCTGGGATAGAACAAGGCCGATTCCTTGGTCGAAAGTGGAGTTTGTTATCAGTGTCCTCAGTAAAGTCCCGGATGGAGAGCTAGTATTCTTATCCGACGCCGATGTCCTCATTACGAACCCGGATATACGACTCGAAGACAATGTTTTACCATTGCTGCCTCCTCAAAAGGATTTGCTTCTGACGATTGACGCATGTGGTCATCTGAACTCGGGAAATATGCTGATGCGGAACTCGCCGTGGCTACGGGATTGGTGGAAGCGAGTTGGCCAGCAGACGGATTTGCTATATCATATCTGGTGGGAGAACGCGGCCATGATACGCCTTTTGGAGACCGTCCCCGCCGACCTGGCTAAGACGGAAACTACGGCAGAGCACTGGCGATTCAATGCGTATTTGCGGGGTATTCCGGGGCAACCTCTTTGGCTCCCTGGACATTTCCTCGTTCATTTCGCCGGCGTCTATGACACGAAGAAAATGGAGGAGTTACAGGCGGAGATACTCCGAGGGGA